TCTGGAGTCATAGCATTTTAGCCTTCTTTACCTGTGCGGCAAAAATTTCATTAAATTCTGCCATAGAAAGAGCATATACACCTTGTGGAGCCTGTATTGAAAACCCACCTGATATCTTTGGTCCACTTCCTTTGAATCCACCGAACTCAATAACTTCCGCATACGGAGCATTATTGAAAATAGTTATCGGCCCATCACCAAAATACCATCGCCATGCAAGAGATTTATTCATAGCAACCTGTGTTGCTGCAGAAGCACCACCAGTAAAACCTGCTTCAACTCCACCTTCAGATGATACCATTCCACTTGCTATACAATGACTTGCTCGGTATGTTCCTGTATCAACAGGACTTCTCTTAACAATATTGGCAAATAACTTCAGAACAGACCATCGAATCACCTGTTCTGTATCCTTATTTACCGCGCTGGCGAAGGCAATAAGTTGATTAGTGAATTCCTTAGCATTTTTTGCGAGCTTTTCTTGAGCCATTGTTATCCTCTTGCATGAATCTTATACAATAGATTTACCCCACTGGGATTGACAGAATCTATATCAACAGGATTTAAAACAAGCGTCGTTCCTGCTATGGTCACTTCCAAAGAGAGTGAATCATACTGCTCTAAATCAGGGACATCTTTTGCATTTAGCAATATTTTCTTATCTCCCACTTGCGCAAGACCTCCCTTAATATCCTCTTCAGAAAAATCAGTAATGATGGCATGCACAACATATTCTTCTTTAAACTCAGATTTTGTCCCATCGGCTATTTGATAATCTCCATACATAATGGTATTCAACGTAAGAGTCAGGCCAATGCCATCAAGTTTCTTTTTTATCTTGTCCTGAAGCTTCTGCCAATTCAATGGTTAGTCCTTTTTGTACTTTGCTTCTTTTCCTTCTTTTTTAAGCTGCGCTTTTAACTCGATGATCTCCGCATCCTTCTTTGCAAGTAACTCAGCACTTGCAATAAGCTGCCGTTGCATTGCGGCAATTTTATTTTCTAATGCTTTCGTTCTAATCCCCATAGTAATCCTCCTTATACCCGAACTAGATCTACCATATATTGACTACGTATCAATCCTTTCAGATACATGTCAATCGCTGGAAAAACTGTTTGTGGGGCTGTCGCTGACTGAAAATATTCAGTCTCAATAACATCTACCTTCTCTCGTTTAACTCCTTTTTCCAGACTAGGTTGCAGTGCTCCAGCCTCCTTAACTTCCTCATATGCAGCACGAGCCAAAGCCCGTTTCAGATTATCTGGAATAGCATCATTCTCAATAGCGTATCCATCCTCATCATATACTCCCTCACGCGGCCATTTCAACGGATCATCAGCTTCAGCTTTCACTCCTTTGTAGTTCTTACTCTCAATATAGGCCATCGCTCTCAGAATAGCCTGCTCTCGTAAATCATCCGTCGCAGCATCAGCCCATTCCGACAGCCCCAGATTAGCACAGTATGTTGTAACATAATCCAATGTCGCATACGTATTGGCAGTGGAGTATGTTAATGTTCCATCTTCAATAACAAGAGCCATATCAGTTCACCCCTGATCACTTATTTTTTCTTGTTACCTCGTTTCATCACAAGTTCATCAGCAACAGAGGCTCCTTCAGGAATCTCTTCCTTAATGATATCCTCTTTCTTTTCTTCTTCAGCAGGTTTGGGTATAATCGTTGTAGGTTTAACATAAAACCCACTTTCCAATGCCGCACGAGCATCAACAGGATGATTAAAGGTAACTAATTTTCCGGTCTGTCTATGTAACAATTGAATATCCATGTTAGTGTACTCCTTGTATTGTTTGATTTATTCCGGTGCTTATCTTCGCACCAATACCAGTATTCTTAACCTGAAACCCACAGGGACCAAGCTGTTGCTGCAACATATCCAGCATCATTTGAGTGAATTCAGGATCTGTATTGCCTAATGCCTTGTTAAGAACATTCAGATTACTGAATCCACTTCTCAACTGATAAACGCACAGATGAAAAGCACAGAATGCCAATGTTTCAGGACTTCTCGAATGGACAAACATATCTCCGATAGCCATAGGATCCTTTTCGTACCAATCGTACAATGATATATATTTCTCAGCTCCCATAATCATCAGGTCAGGCTCTTTCATATTAAGACCATACTCCATGAGAGCAAGAGACATATCAAGATCTTCTGGCAATTCAGCAAGTCCTATCTGCAACCACTTTGAACAGTTCTCTTTATCACCAAGATACATAAAACATCGCACCATGGTAAAGTAGACGGATTTGTTGAACCGTCCATTTATAAGATCTTCCTTGTGTTTAACGTATTCCTCCCCGTATACAGTTGCCTCTTTGAAAAGTTGATGCCCTGCATGCATCTGCTGCAAATAGAACAATGCCAGATAATCATCAGGCTGTTGTTCCAATCGAATCTTCAGCAAACCAACAGTCCTATCAAACTTTTTCTGTTTCTTCTCCGGAGTAAGATCATATCCATAATGCTTCAGATATGCATAAGGACAGAAAACAGAAGACTTCTTATCAAAGATAGGTTCGTTATGAATGATATGCTGATACTGCATAACTCCATTTCTGAAGAACCGGGACGTATTTTGAGCAAGATCTTCCTTCCCATCACGAATATTATGCAATTGAATAGCTACACTGTTATCGCTCTCAGGACGATTAAGAATCCATTCACGTATCTTATCCTCATAATACAGTTCTTCATCAGCATCGATGATAAAATACCAATCATAATTGGCTTTACTAAGGGAGTAATTACGGGAGGCAGAGAAATAGTTTCCCTCCCAAGGAAGGTGGAAAACACTGGCTCCGAATGACTCCGCAATCTCAACAGTACGATCAACGGAGCCAGTGTCCACAATTATAATCTCATCCACAAAATCCTTTATGGAAGTGAGACACCTCGCAAGATTCTCCTCCTCATCACGCACAATCATACATGCAGAGAAGCCTCTTTTCAGCTTTTCCGATTTTTCCATTATCCACCTACCCTTCGATCAATCTTTTGAAAGATAAGCGGTGTAGGCAATACCCGTCGCCCATGTACCAGAGAAATCATGATACACACGAAGGTACCGATACAATGTGTCTGCATACAGATTGGTAAACGGAATGACATATCGTCCAGCAGCCGCATCCCACGTCAACTGCGCACCAGCAGTGAAGACACCATTAATGCCAAGCTCCAGTGCTGTAAGATTGACATGATCATGTGCCGTAGCCGCAAACGTGGCACTATTTGACCCCTGCAGGACTATACGTACAACCTGTCCATCCGCAGCAAGAAGTGCCTCTGTAGTAGCATCCACATCAATAACAACATTTCCTCTGGTAAATCCACCACCAGTATCAAAGATCTTGGCAGTACCGTCCACAGTCGCAGCTGCAGAAGCGGTAACTACCGCACTAGCGGATTTCATTTCCAGAAGATTATCGTATATTTTATCTCTGTTACCCATTTCTTTTTCCTCCTTCTATCGTATATTTGTACAGCTTACGTTGTCACTGCGGCGTCGGTAAAGTTATACAGACGTCCTGCAGCTCTCGGGCGCATAATGGAAAGTGTTACGTACCATTCAACCCTTGTCCGATAGACAGGTTTTTCATCGAGCTCACCAAGATCACGGACATCCATCTCACCATTCTGGAGACCAACCACTCCATTCTCCTCATATGAAACGCAGTAGATAGATGCGGTCGAAGCCGTTCCACCATCTGATGTCTCAGTAAAGGGAAGAATAAGGGTATTGGTATTATCACGATCAGCAATAAGAATGGGAAGATCATTGTACTTGGTAACTCTACGACCGAATGCATCCACATCATAGGTAACATAACCACCAACTGCTGTAGCCCGTGCCGCTGTGGTAAGTCTCCTGCGCATTGCTTTACTCATAATCAGATTGGTAGGATCCTCTACCGCATCAATGAGCTCATCAAGTTTTGCCAGACTCAGAGCTGCCACTGCTGTCGCATTTACAATCTTCTGATCTCCGACCAGACGGACCTGAAGACCATCAAAGGACTTCGGATCGGATGTCGCATCCCCTTTGAGAATCTCTCTCGCCATTGCAAGGGAGAGTGCCTTGATCTTCAGAGCTTCCTGTGTTCCTCTCTGATCCGGTCCACCCGTATCCACAAGGAATTTATCGACGTCGAGATCACCACCAGCAATTTTCAAAGACTCAGTGATGTTGTCGACCGCGCCAGTTCCTTCCGTATACGCTTCGTTAATGCCCCTGAAAGCAATCGTAGGAAGCGTCTTCTCACGATTGAATGACAGGGCATTACCAGTTATGTTCTCGAAGGGAAGATACGCAACAACATTCGAACCTTTAGCATACAGTTCCATTATCGTTGCTTTCAGAACTTCGTCCCTGCCGAGAGCAATTTTTGCAGCCTCTATCAAATTTAATGCCATTTCTTTTTCCTCCTGTACTTAATAATTTTGCCTCGCCAGCATAAAAAAATCCCGGCAAGACCTCGTTAAAGATCCCACCGGGATTCACTTCACAACTCCGTTG